CCGAAGCCCATACCCCAACCAACAAAAGGATTATACAGTTGTTACAGTTAATGCTCCAGTTCCCTCGATTGAACAAGAGTAAGTAGGTGCATCTTCAGTACCAGCAGAAATTTCTAGACTTGTTACAAATCCAGAGCCACTATAGAAATAGTCTCCAGCAGCAGTAGAAGATAGAGTGAATGTAAATGTTACAGCAGTTCTTGCCAACATTTGTGTAGTCAACTCATCTACTTCAGTATCAGCAGCAGTCGTTGGATTAAAGTCCATAAGACCATCAGCACTAAGGCTAAAGCTCTTCTGACCTCCAATGATGTCTCTGAAACCAGCAGAATCTTTGTTAGAGATGTCTATAGGGTCTACGTTAATACTTAAACTTACATTTTGCGAGTGCATTAGCTTCGCATCAGCTCCTCCATCAGAAGGGCTTACTTTTAGGATTAAATCCGTTCCATTAAAAATTGCCATTTTCTTTTATTTAAAATTTATAACTAGTTATCTAAATCTTTTGAAGTTTCGACTTCCTTAGATTTCTTCTTTGTCGGCTTTGCAATAGCGTCTTCATTAGCGAAATGATTACGCTCTTTTCTACCAACCTCATAAGTCTCGCCTTTGATGTATTCTACACCTCGAAACTCAATATCTTTTTTCAATTTAATCTTATACATATCTATCTATTTATGTTAAATCTGTAATCTTGTCTTATACCGTAAAAGCCTAAACTACCAGCACTATCATCGTATAGCTCGTCTTGAGACTCATAGAATATCTTGTCTACTACTACACCACTATAAGTGCCACTAACGTAGTCTAGAGCCGTTCTAACGTGTCCAGCTAAAGCTACTAAGTCAGCGTAGTTATTGTGATACATACTTATCTGAACAGTTACATAGTCGTATTCACTGACACCGTTCTTAGTATTGTTAGGTATATCTGCTACCATTTGATAAGTAATATAAGGCAACTTGCTTTGTGTAGGAAAGTTATACCTAGAAGGGAATATACGCTTATTGCCATCAGTAGTTACTAATGGACTTACATTGCCATCGTTTCCTAAAATATTATATACTACTTTACCTATCTCCATTACTTCATTCTTTTATCAATGAGCTTTTTTACTTGGTTTATTACGTCATTTTGTGCTTGGCTACCTTTATTCATTGCAGCTCTATCTAACATTCTTAGTCCTGGAATACCTCTAAATCCATACTCTAAAAAGTAAAAGTAGAATCCAGTCTTTTTCATATCAGCATAAGCACCTTTAACTCTTGGTCCAATATATACTGCTGGTGGTCTACCTCTTCTGTTCTTACCGTTTATAACAGCTAGAGACTTTCTTAGCTGACCACTCTTCTTAGGTACTAAGTCTTTTAACTCTTGTTTTATAGGCTTTGCAGCTTTTCGCATACCTTGTCTCAAGATAGTTTTATTCTTGCTATCAGACATATTAAGGCTCTCTAAGTCCTTAATCAAAGACTTAAGCTCTCTCTCATCTATTTTAGCTGATACTATCATTAGTAGTCAAAAGGATTTATACCGTTATCTATTAATACATTTACCCAGTCTAGTTCGCTTGTGTACATATCTACGTCATCCCACTTAGTTTCTATACATTGGTAGGTTTCTAATGCACCCCAAGAAACTATCTCTCTTTTATCATTCCATACAATAAAGTAGCTCTTTACTTCTGGGTAGCATATTTCTGTCATTCTTAGTTTAGACATATCTTAGCTTGTTAGTTCTGTTAGTTCAGCATCTGTTAGAGCTTCATCAAATACTGCTAGTGCTTTGCATTTACCGTAATAAGAAGCAGATGAATATAAGGTAAAAGATAAATTATTTAATCCAATAGGAGTAATGCCACTCGTGTCAGATAAAACATTAACACCATCTACAAATAATTTAAAATCATTTTCTTTATATAAAAGTGCTACTTTGTGAAATTCTTTTACATCTGTTGTAGTGTATATTTGAAATGATTGTGAAACATCACCACTTCTAACCTCATAATATATTGCGTTAGATGTTGTACGATAACCAAATTTAACAATATTAGTATTATCTCCACTATTAATTGAGATAACTCTAAAAGTTCCATCATCAGCCAAAGCAGCTATCTCTGCATATAACACACCCTCTGTAGAGTTTATTAAGTCAGCACTACCAGCACCAGTTGCAGTCTCTGTAGCTCTTGTCTCTGTACTTCCAGTTAGTGTTGGTATGTACGATGTACTGTAGGATAAGGCTTCTGCTTGACCACCCCATATGTAAATGTCAGATGTAAATGTATCACCATCATTTACTATATACATAGATGAACCATCGGCAGTATAATCAAATCTTTGCCATTCACTCGTAGCAGTTTTTAAATCAGAAACATTAGATGCACCTGTATAGAAATTAAAGTTATCATTACCACTTCCTGTTGATTTTACATATAATGATACGGTTAGTGGATTTGAACTACTAAATGATGGACTTTGTATAAATGTGTTAAATGTAGCAGGGTTTGTCAATCTATAAACCCCTAAGCTACCATCAGGTGCAACTACATCACTTTCATAAGTTAAAGTTGTGTTAATACCTAAAGTCCACTTAGTAAAATCCTCACTATAAGTAACAAGATTAGTAGAAGTAGGCTCTAACAACCAATGCCCATTCTCTCCATTACTATCATAGTTTATTCTTGGAATGTTGTTGGTGTCTATAACTTCTTGTGCTGTTACATTTGTTATTGAGCCTTCAAAAGTAACATTTCTAAATACTAAATTAACATTATCAGAATTAGCATAAAAAGTATAAGTACCATCAGAAGTATTAGTAATATCTTCTGTTACACTATTACCTCCTACATATACAAGTAATCTACCATCATTAGAATTTGATATAGTGAAAGTTAATTTATATGTTTGACCAGTTGTAAACACGCTATACTGATAAAAGTTAGAAGCAACACTACCAGTTTTGATAGCTTGATTATCTCCTAAACTCCAACCAGTTTCTAAATTCCAATAGTCATTAGGGTCTAGTTCTTGGACTACTATATTGGTTATTTTAACATCAGACGTGTAAGACCTTCTGTTAAATATTATGTCTGTTATATCAGCACTCCAATAAAGTGTGTAGGATTGTGTTGTGTCAATTCTTAAAACTTCACTACCACCACTACCCTCTAATTTTGCAGAGCCAGATGTTACTATTGCATCAAGTGTTATTTTATAACTTTTACCAACAGTAAAAACATTTGATTGTATTAAACTACTACCAGCACTTGTTGTACTTATCAAACGTGCATAATTATCTTCTACACTCCACTTAGCTCCTAAACTCCAATATGGTACTTCTTTAACTGATACGTTGTCCCAAAAACCATAAGCACCATCATCATAAACGTAAAGCCTTAAATTTTCTGTAGTTGAGGTAGCTATAAAAGTGGTTGATATTGTGCCATCAGAATATAAATTATTAAATCCAGCATTAGGAGTATATAAAGCTAATCTAGTAGATGTGCCGATTTCACCTTCTGCATTTATTTGGTAAGTTTTACCAACAGTTAATCCAATTATATCTTGCTGACCATAACCACTACCAGCACCATCAACAGTAACTTTTAACCTATCATTTTCAATAGATAAAATAGCACTAGCATTATTTATCCAATGATTAGTTCCATCACTAAAATCTCCATTTCTAACTAACTCACTACCTAAGTCAAAAGTACCATTCTGTACTAAGTCTGGTCCTATCTCACTGAAGTCTCCGTTCTGTACTAGGTTACTTCCTAGAGTTCTACCTACCATCTCGACTAAGCCACTAGAATTAACTCTACTAGCAACTGATGCTCTAGAGAATACAAAGTCCTCATATGGCTGCTCAATAGGTGCTACGTTGTACATAGTACCAGCCTTATACCCAGTAGGAGTTAAAATAATATTCGCTTTGTCTAGTAGTCCCTCTGCCATTATGTTATGTCGTTAAGTTCATTTAAGAATGCTAGTGTATCTGTAGTATTTTCCATTACGCCTCCAGCAGCTACTACTCTATCGTTTAGTACACTTAAGTACTGAGCTGGTGTTGGGTCAAATAGTCCACCGTCAACGATAGTCCATCCATCGTCTTCTATTAATGATACCTTAGAATAGAATGCACTAAATGTATATTGACTACCTCCAAAGTTAATATTTATATCAGCATCTACTTCACCACTTGCCCAAGCTATTAGCGTTGCGTCGTAGTTAGCATTAGATAAGCCACTAGCGTTCTGCATAAAGTTAGTAAAGTTAGCAACGTTGCTTATATTCCAACCAGCTAGAGATTGGTCAAACCTATCACAATTAAAGAGCATTTCACTCATATCCTCAGTATCTTGAATAGACCAAGAAGATATATCTCCATTAAACTGTACACAGTTATAAAACATTCTACTCATACTTACAACTGCTTCTACCTCCCAATTACTTAAGTCTTGATTGAATGTTAAACAGTTTTCAAACATAGAAATATAACTTCCAGAGGTTTCTGTATTCCAACTATTTAAAGGTTGGTCAAAAGAATAGCAGTCTTTAAACATTTTATCAAAGAAGTAAACACCAGATACATTCCATTCATCTACTACGCCATCATAGTTAGTACAGCCTTCAAATGTGCTAGTTAAATCATCTCCAGATATAGTAGGATAGTCAGTAGCGTTAGCTTCTAAATTAGAGCATCCAAAGAATGCTTTATTAGTAGATATATTTAAAGTACCCCAGTTACTTATGTTTAGTATTTTAAGCCTATCTTGTGTGTTATTAAATTGCCACCCTTGTATAGTTCCCTCTATGCTTATCTGATACTCTCCAGCACTACTATAAGTGTGTGTTATCTCTTCTTGATTGTAGCTAGTTATTGTGCTACTACTACCATCTCCCCATAGTACTGTACAATTATAAGAGCCAGAAGCTACAGTAGGTAGTTTAAATTGTGTGTTAAGTGTAGAGCCATCAGAAAGGTTAGCAGTATCTATTGTAAATACAAATTGATTAGGAGCTACTGTAGATAAGTCTACTACGTCATTTTTCTCTAACGTAAGTATCATTGCATCCTTTCTATTGCCTACTTGTTTTATTGCTTTTATAGAATAGTTAGTAGAGCCATTCTGAATAAAGTATTGTGGAGTAGTGCCTATGTTAGTTCGGTATCTTATTAAGCACTCTATAGTCTGCGAGTTAATTAAATCGTCAGCATCATAGGTAGTATTACCAGACTTAAAGTCAAAGTCTCCATATATAGTTACATAACTATTATCTAAAACTACTCTCTCGCCATAAGCGTTAGTTGAGTAAGTTTGTGTATAGAGCTTTAGTTTTCTATCTAGTTTACCTATTATCATAGTTCTAGCAAACGGTAAGGAGTTAGTAAATGTTCAACCATTAATGGCAATTCGTTTACTTGTGTACCCATTACCACGTCTTGTCGGTTTTCGTAATATCTTCCTATTACAATATACATAGCTTGTTTTATAGCATCTTCAACATCAGAAGCTGCACTACCTACTACAAACTCAACCTCTACAGAGTTAGCTCGTTCGTAAGTGTTTGGAAAGTTACCGTCTTCAGCTTGGTATATCCTTCCTGGTTTCACTCTAATATCAACATCGTACTCAGATGTATCAAGAGTTTGTAATGTATTGTCGGTATCATAATACTTAACGTGAGTAACACTAGCTACGTTACCTACTTGTAAATCCATAAAAGGAGGAAACTCATCGTAGTAAATATTATATGTTTGTGTGATTAATCTACGTCTAGTAAACTGTTCTACTACATTAGTAGCAACACCTATTAACGAAGTGATATAAGCATCGTCATCGTCATAATCGGAATCAACTCTTAGAAAAGCCTTAGCCTCTGCTAAAGATATTGCAGTAGTAGCTGGTCCAGTCTTTAGTACTAACTTACCATAAGGTACATAGTTAGTCCCTCGTAAAGTGTTAAAGTTGTAGTCGTAGTATTCCATTTTAAAAAATAAATGGTAGGAGGTTTTACCCTCCCACCAATTAAAAAATATAATTAAGCCTCGATTAATTTAACGAATGCTGTGTCATTTTGTACACAGTCTCCATCAACTAAAGAAGTAACAATCATTCTTGTTTGTCCAATACCACCGTCAGTGTAAGGGTCTACTAGAATATCTAGTCCACCAAACTGAGCGATATGACATTTAGAGAAGTCTCCGAATAGAGCGTGGTCTTTACCAGCAGTTCCACCGTTTCCTACGTTTGGAGATACGAAAGAGAAGTAACCGTTAAGTTCTTTTCTAGCGTTATCATAGATAGGAGATACGTTAGATACTTGAGCCAATCCTTTTACTGTAGCGTAAGCAGATGGGTCTAGTAAGTAAGCTAATCTTGCACCTTCTAACTGTACACCGTTAGCAATTAAGTCAGTTTCCATTTCTAACCAATCAGCAGCAGTTACAGCAGTTGGTCCAGTTGCAGCGTCAGCAAAGATTGATTCTGGAGCATTTGATACATCACCAGTTCCTAATAAAGCAGCTTCTAAAGTAGCAGCTACAGATGCAGCCATATTTCTTCTTAAAGCAGCCTCAATACCAGAGTTTTGAGCTAAAGCCTCAGCAGAAACATTTACAATAGAAATTAATTTATGTGGCTCTAAAGTTACGCTAGAAGCAGTACCGTTAGCAGCTGGAGCAGAGCCACCAGCTTCTGGTACGAATCCAGAGTTGATTGCACTAAATACTGGGAACTTCATATTGTTCACACCAGAGTAAAAGTTTGCACCAGCAGAAGCTAAAACTAAGTTAGCCTCTAGTTGGTCAGTCCAAGCCATTACTTCAGTAGCGTTACCAGCATCAGTACCTACTGCTGCACGAGTTAATACACTTGAAGGAATTGCAATACCTTTGAAAGATTGACCAGTGTAACGAGCTTCGTTACGAGCTTCTTGGTCCATTTCTTTTACTAGACCTTCTAAACGTCCAGTGTAAGCAGCGTTCATTGCTTCTTGGAAAGAATACTCACGAACTTCTTTTGGAGCGTTTTCTCTTTCTTCTTTTACAGCTTTAGTAGCTTGTAGCTTCTCAAAGTTAGCAGCACGAGTTGCCATTGAGTTTAGCTCTTCTACCTTGTCATTTAAAGAGTCGAAATCTGTTTTCTCATCAGAAGTTAAGTCTCTACCTTCAGCAGCAGAAACAATAGCTTCCATTTTTTCGATATTTACAGCTCTCTCCTCTATGTAAGATTTTGAGTTTTTCATTTTACGAAAATTATTATTAATATTTATTTTTTAAGACTTTCAAACGCATTTCAGCGAGGGAGCGTTTCATTAAGTCTTTTTCTTCTTTTATGCCCTCTTCTTTTTCCTTAGCTAAGTTCTCTTCTAATTTCTTAGCCTCTTCTTTTTCTTGCCACTCTTCCATCGAGCGTAAAGCTACTGAACTACTTGCAGCGTTGTATGCTGGGTAAGTTACTGAGCTTACATCGTATAAGCGTGATACCTTGTTAATAGTTCTAACGTTCATACCGTCTTTCATCTCCCAAGAGTCATCCTCTACAGTAAATGCAAAACTAGACTGGCTAATAGTACCATTCTTTAGCAACTCCATTAAGTCTCTAGCAGTAGATGTGTTAGGCATATCAGCTTCGTAGCGTAGTCCCTTCTCATCTACAGATAGTCTTAAAGTGTTATTAGTAGTTCTTGCTAGTACTAAGTTTGCATCGTGGTTTACTAAGAATCTTACGTCATCTTCTAATCTACCTTCAAATGCCTCTGGAGCAATGTACTCTCTAAATCCACCTAAGTCATTAGACATTGAATTGAATACTGCACCGTAGCCAACTACAGTTGGATTATCGCCATCCATTCTTAGCTCTAAATCTTGAACGTCAATAGTTCTAATTTCTTTATTTTTCATATTATCAAATTTTTCTTCTTTTTCTATTTCAGCTATCTTTCTCTTAGTCCAAGCGAAGCCAGGGTCTCCTCCCCATAATGCCCAAGCTATTCGACCAGCACTTGGGTAGCCTTCGTCTCCACTATAAAAGCCTTGACCTTCTTTGTCTACTTCGTGTCTACTTAAATAAGAGTACATTCTCTTAACAGTTCTTATTGAAAGATTAGCTCTATTCTTAATATCTCTTGCTCTTGCAACACCTACCTCAGTTCCTCCTCTACCAAACTCTTCTCTCCACTCTAAGCCTTGTGTAGCTTCATCAGCCATCTCTTGAGTTGGCTTTGTATTTATATCAGATAAAGCCATCTACTCTTTATCCTCCTCTTCTATGTCTCCAACTGGAGCAAAGTTTAAAGGCATAAATAGTTGGTCTCCTTCTGGACCTACTCTATTTAAGTCTTCCATTCTTCTTATTTCATTAATGCTTAATGCACCTATACTAGCCATCTCTCTATAGTAAGTAGCTCTAGAAGAACTATCTCCTCTTAGTAAAGCATTAGCATCTAGTTTGATTGTAAAGCTACCAAATTCGTTTTGTCTAAATAGTTTACGATTTAACTCTTGCTCAATAAGCACCATATAAGGAGTCAAAGTAAATCTAACAAAGTCTATACTTAATGCTTCTATACT